AATTACAAGAAGAAGAAGATGAAGCACTTTCTATGCTTGAAGAGCTTACTGATGCTCTTAGTGTAAAACTTAAAACATATAATGATTATGGTTCTGGTGTCAGAAACAATGCAAAAAGGGGTATCGAACTCAATAAGAAGGTTAAAAACAAATGTGCAACAAGCGTGGGCAAAGTAAGAGCTCAGCAACTCAGTAGGGGTGCTAAACTTTCAGTCTCAACAATTAAAAGAATGTATTCTTATTTGAGTAGAGCAGAAACTTACTATGATGCAGGAGACACAAAGGCTTGTGGAACTATTTCTTATTTATTATGGGGTGGAAAAGCTGGTTTGAACTGGTCAAGAGGTAAATTAAGAGAGCTAGGCGAGTTAAATCTAAAATCAATGCCGATTGATGATGATTTTGCTATTATAGATGATAGATTAGCTTACTCTACAAAAGAAAAGGCAGAAGAAATGGCTAAGAATATAGGATGTAAAGGACACCACACACACGAGTTTGAAGGTAGAATATGGTATATGCCTTGCGAGAAACATATGTTAGCTGAAGTTGGACCTAGAGGTGGGGTTAGAAGAAGCCCAAAAGCACCAGCATCAGGAACACCCAATAAAAATCCAAAAGGAAAAGGAAGTGCCAAAGGATCAGCAAAAGGTAAAACTGGTGCAAAGGTATCCGCAAAAGACAGAGCATCTTTACAAAAAAAAGCTGATGATTTTAACAAAAGATATAAAGAAAAATTAGGATATGGTATCACAGTAGGTATGTTAGCTTCTGTATTCCAAAGAGGTCTTGGTGCATTCAATACAAGTCATTCACCCAACGTTAAGTCTCCTTCACAATGGGCACACGCAAGGGTCAACGCATTTATGTATCTTGTAAGAAACGGTAGACCACAAAATCCTAAATATACAACTGACTATGATTTACTACCATCTAAACATCCTAAAAGCAGATGATAAAAAAACCATATAAAACACCAAGTAGAACAAGCCCAAAGTCTTCACGAAGGGCTTGTTTATGTGATGACGGTAAAACATATTCAAGAAAATGTTGTAAGGGTAATTTAATCAATCAAGGTATTGGTAAAATATAAAAATACAACAAGGTAAATAAATAATGATAAACCTAATATATATATAGTTATGAAAGCAAGTGAAATAGTAGACAAATTCAAAAATGTGCTTCTTAACACAGAAGTTGAGTCAGATGATGAAATCAAAGACTCTACAGATGTAGAAGTAAATGAAGAAATTGCTCTAAACGAGCAAAAAGAAAACTCAGAAGTTCAAGAGAAAGTTGAACTAGAGGAGGAAGTTGAAGCTAGATACGGAATGGAAGATAAAAAGAAAAATAAAAGAATGGAAGATGAAGTTGGTGATGATATGATGGCAAAGTATGCCACCAAAGAAGATCTAGCAAAAGCTATGGCAGAAGTCAAAGCTATGATTTCTAAATTATCTAGCGAAGAAGCTCAAGATGTTCCCAAAGAACTATCTTCTGACGAAGAGAAAGAAGTGGTTGCTGAGAACAAAGAAGAGCTTTCAGCTCAAGAACCAGTCGTAGAGCCTTTGGCTCACGATCCAGAGGGTCAAGTAGGTACTAAAAGAAAAGTATTATTTGGTCAAAATAGAAAATTATCTACTCTTGATAGAGTAATGGAAACAATAGTAAATAAAAATAAATAATTATGGCAGTTTTAACACACGTAAATAATGATGTTGTAAGAATTAAAAATGATGTTGATTCAGTATCAGCAGCAGTTACTCTTACAGCAGCAGATAGTGGTAAATGGTATGAGCTTGCAGCAAGTGCAGGTGTTACAGTAACTTTACCAGCAGTAGAATCTGGACTTAATTTTAGATTTGTTGTAGCAAATGCTTTTGATACATCAAACTATGTAATTGATAGTGCAGAGGGAGATAATATAGATGGTATATTAGTAGTAAATGGAGCAAGTGTAGCAGCTTCTGGAGAAGATCAAATTAACTTTGTTGCATCAGCAGAATCTGTTGGTGACTTTGTTGATATGTGGTCTGACGGTAACAAGTGGTACGTTTGGGGAATGGGAAATTCATCAGGTTCTATTACAGCTACTGATCCAAGTTAATAATTAAAATATAAAAAAAGAAAAGATATGGCGACTACAACTTCGATAACAACTACTTATGCAGGTGAATTTGCTGGTGAATATATTGCAGCAGCTTTATTAAGTGGTGAGACGTTATCAAACGGAGGGGTTACAATTAAACCCAATATTAAATTTAAAGAAGTAATTAAAAAGCTGTCAATGAATGACATCTTAAAAGATGCGTCTTGTGACTTTGATCCTACTTCTAATGTAACATTAACAGAAAGAATTTTACAACCAGAGGAATTTCAAGTAAACCTACAGTTATGTAAAAAAGATTTCAGACAAGACTGGGATGCACAATCTATGGGCTTCAGCCAATACGATAACCTACCTAGAAGATTTTCTGATTTCTTAATTGCACAGGTTGCGGCTAAAGTAGCTCAAAAGGTTGAGCAAAACATTTGGCAAGGAGCAACTGCTAATGCAGGTGAATTTAACGGCTTCCAAGCATTACTAGCAGCAGACGGTGACGTTGTTGACCAAGCGGCAGTAGGTGGTGGACTATCAGCAGCTAATATCATTGCTGAGTTAGGTAAAGTAGTAGATAAAATTCCTTCTGGAGTTTATGGTAAAGAAGATTTAAGAATCTATATTCCAACAAGTGCAGCTAAATTTTATATTCAAGCACAAGCAGCTTTAGGTTATAGAGAGTTATTTCACGTTGGACAGACTGAAATGAACTTCCAAGGCATTCCATTATTTACAGCTCCTGGATTAGGAGATGACAAAATGGTTGCTGCACAATCTTCAAACCTATTCTTTGGAACTGGTTTACTGAATGACTGGCAAGAAGTTAAGCTAATTGATATGGCTGACATTGACGGAAGTCAAAACGTTAGAGTAGTATTAAGAGGTAGTGCTGGCGTACAACACGGAATCGGATCTGATATCGTACTTTACGCTTAATAATGTTTAATCAAGGGGGCGTTTGAGCCCCCTTATAAAAATAATAAATATGAGTTGTGATTTAACAAAAGGAAGACAAAGACCTTGTAAAGACTCTGTAGGTGGATTGAAGGCAGTATATTTTATTGATTACGGTATGACTGGCGTGGTTATGAATACCACTTCAGGTACTGAAGACAATGTTGCTGCTATTTCAGGCAGCAATACAGCTTACAGATATGATCTTAAAGGCAACTCCAATTTAGAGCAAACCGTTACTTCTTCAACAGACACAGGAGGTACGTTCTTTGAGCAAACTCTAACTTTGGTTTTACCAAAACTAACACCAAAAGATCACAAAGAATTAAAATTAATCTCGTTTGCTAGACCACACATAATTATCAAAGACAACAATGATAATTACTTTATGGCAGGTTTAGAGCACGGAATGGATGTTACTGGAGGAACTATTTCTTCAGGTGCAGGTATGGGAGATTTAAGTGGGTACACATTGACTTTTACGGGTCAAGAAAGAGCTCCTGCTAATTTTTGTGATATTTCGGCAGAAACAGACACGCAGTTATCATTTAGCAATAATGGTGGCTCTGCGTCAAACGTATCTGTTGTACCAGGTACAGTAGCTGATGTAGATGTAGATGATGACCAATCTGGTATACCAGGCGGAGGTAATTAGTGATTTTTCATAAGTTTTGTAAGAAAGCCCTGTTATTCAGGGCTTTTTTTATAAACACAATTTACGTTATTTGATTATCTTATTATGATAGTATTACAACCTGTAACGAGTTCTCAAACAATCAGAATTGTACCAAGATCTTATAAGGCAGATAACACAGTAAAGTTGGTTATCACTGAAGACGGCACTAGAAAAACTGAGACACTTAATAATTTAACTTCAACATATAACGGTAATTTTATTGATATACCTTGCACGTTTTCTATACTATCAGAAGGCAAAATGTATTTGTTAGAATTGACAAGATCTAACAATCTTTTATTTAGGACCAAGGCATATTGCACCGCACAAACAAATAGAACAATACCACACACTTTAAATACAGGTGAATATTCTGAGCATAGTGCTGAAGCTGACGGTCAAAAATATATAACAATATAATATGGCAACAAAAAAAACATACAATAATAATATAAGAGTAGTAAATCTTCAAGGTTATACAATACCAGAAGTCAAGGAAGACTACAAAAATGACTGGATTAGTTATGGTGAGAATAATGATTACTTTGACAACCTAATACAGTTGTATTTAAGCAGCCCAACAAACTCTTGTTGTGTAAACGGTATTGTAGATATGATATACGGAAAAGGTATTGATGCTACAGATAGTGACGAAAAACCTGAGATGTACGCACAAATGAAACAACTACTCAAACCAGATCAGGTTAGGAAAATTGTAAACGATTTTAAGTTGTTAGGTCAAGCATCAATACAGGTTATTTACAATAGGTCAAAGACTCAGATAATGAACCTAGTACATTTTCCTATGGAAACTCTCAGGGCAGAGAAAACTAGAGAAGGCAAAATAAAAGCATATTATTATCATCCAAAATGGTCTGAAATAAAACCCACTGATAAACCACAACGAATACCTTGTTTTGGTTTTGGTTCTAAAAGAGAACTCAGAGAAATATTTGTTATAAAACCATACAGACCAGGATTTTATTATTATGCACCAGTAGATTATCACGGATGTTTACAGTATTGTTCTTTAGAAGAAGAGGTATCAAATTACCACATAAACAACATAAAGAATGGATTACAACCAAATCTACTTATTAATTTCAACAATGGTGTTCCTGATGAAGAAGCACAACAATTAATAGAAAGAAAAATCCAAGATAAGTTTGGAGGAACCTCAAATTCTGGCAAGTTCATTCTTGCATTTAACGATGACCCTGATCGTAAAGCTGACATAGAGCCTATACATTTACCTGACGCACACGCACAGTATCAGTTTTTAGCAGATGAAGCAAGGGAAAAAATAATGTTAGGTCACAGAATTGTTTCTCCAATATTACTTGGGATAAAAGATAACACAGGTTTTGGTAATAACGCAGAAGAGCTTAGAACGGCTTCAATCCTTATGGATAACATAGTTATCCGACCATTCCAACAAACGCTGTTAGAAGCGTTTAAAACCGTGTTAGAATTTAACAAAATAGATCTTAGTCTATACTTTGTAACACTACAACCAATAGAGTTTACAGAATTAGACAATATTCAAACTAAGATTAAAAGAGAAGAAGAAACTGGTGAGAAATTATCAGCTATAGATAGAATTAAAAACATATTTAAAAACAAAGAAGATGAAGGCACTGTTCGTAACGACAAATGATCTAAGACGTAAATCTATTATCGGTGGAGCAGTCGATGCCGATAAGTTTATACAATTTATAGAGGTAGCTCAAGACATACATATACAAAATTATTTAGGAACTAAATTATATAATAAGATAGAAGGTTTGATTACTGGCGGTACAATAAACGATAATGCCAACTCAAATTATAAAACTTTACTAAATACATATTTAACACCTATGTTAATATGGTTTGCACAAAGTGATTATTATATGTTTGCATCATATCAAGTATCAAACGGTGGTGTTTTTAGACATCGAAGCGAGTCAGCAGAGACTCCTTCGATGCAAGAAATAAAATCACTTGTTGACAGCTCAAGAGATAAAGCTGAATTTTATACAAGAAGATTTTTAGATTATATTGATCGTAACAGCACTTTATTTCCAGAATATAATGAAGCTAACGATGATGGTATGTATCCTGATAAAAATGAAAATTTTAACAGTTGGGTACTATGAAAAAAATGACGTATAAACCTAAAGAAAAAAATATCGTTAAACTTAAAACGTTTATTGAAAAGGTTCTGCCAAAACAAAACGTTACTAAAAAAATATAAATATGGGTACTACTCTAACGGGAACTTTTATAAGTCAAACTTTTGATGCCTTACTAAAAGTAACAGACAACGATAATTTAACAGCAACACCAAAAAGAATTACAGATGGTCTTGGTAACGACACCCCTTTATTTATTTCTACATCAAAGATTGGTATTGGTGTAACTCCAACAACAGATTTTCAAGTATCAGGTAATTCACAGTTAGGTGGTAATTTAACTGTCACAGGTAATTTAGTTGTTCAGGGTACAACAACTACAGTTGACACAGATACCTTGTCTGTAAAAGACCCCTTGATTATTGTAGGTTCAGACAACACTTCTAGTGACGCAGTAGATTTAGGTTTCTATGGTGTGTATGATACCTCAGGATCGTTAGATCTTTACGCTGGTTTATTTAGAGATGCAAGTGATGCGAAGTTTCATTTGTTCAAAGATTTACAAACAGAGCCCACGACTACGGTAAATAAAAGCGGAACTGGCTATACAAAAGCAGGTTTAGTAATTGGTAGTTTAGAAGCTACAACGGGTAGTTTCACAGGCAATATTGAATTAGAAGCTGCAAGCGGTTTTGCACAAGTTGAGCTAGGTGGACCGTCTGGTGCTATAATAGACTTAAAAGGCCCATTTAGTGATGATTTTGATTTAAGAATATTATCTAACACTACAAGCGGCCAAATAAACGCTATAAACGGACAACTTGATATTACAGCAAATACAAATATAAATTTACAACATCAAGGCTCTACAAAATTACAAACTACAAGTACAGGTATCACAGTAACGGGCACTATAACAGGTAATGTAACAGGTAATTTAACAGGTAATGTGACAGGTAATGTTACTGGAGATGTAACAGGGGATTTAACTGGAGATGTAACAGGTAATTTGACTGGTGATGTTACAGGTAATGTAAGTGGAAGCTCTGGTTCAACAACTGGAAATGCAGCAACAGCGACAAAAATAGCAAGCATTACAAACAGTGATATTGTTCAACTTACATCATCACAAACATTAACTAATAAAACAATAGATGTTGATAACAATACAGTTTCTA